CGCGTTGGTCGCCTCAGATTTTTTGCGCTCGTACGTCATTACATAGTACGATAAGCACATAGCATGGCACGCGCACCACTACGACTACTTCTAGCTAGAGCCATCCTCGGTCGACACGCCAAGGACTTCATTCCGCCCCTGCCGCTCGATGATGGCTTCGGCGCTGGCGGCTCCGGCCGGCTCAACGAGTACTCGACCAAGCAGGCTCAGCTGGCCGCCAACCTCGGCTGGTGCTTCGCGGCCAACAGCGCGATCGCAGATCCGACCGCCGCCGTCAAGCTCAAGCTGTACAAGGTCATGCCGGACGGCGACCGCGAGGAGATCAAGCAGCACGAGATCCTCGACCTCCTGGACGCCCCGAACCTCGTGCACACCGGCGAGCAGATGCGCCAACTCCACTTCAGCTACATGAACTTCGTAGGCGAGAGCTACATCTACATGCGCGCGCTCGACGGCGGAGACTTCCAGCCAGCCAAAGGCAAGCTGCCCGCCGCGCTGGAGATCTTCCCAGCCCAGCTGGTGCAGTTCAGCCTCGGCCCGACCTACACCGGGAGCACCGTCAGATACGCCGGCAAGGTCTACCCGCTCACGTCGTTCATCCGCGACATCAACCCCGATCCTGAGAACCCTTACTACGGCCGGTCGATCGTCAAGGCCGCTGCGCTAGCTGTCGACACCGATGAGCAGATGAAGCTCTGGAACCGCGGCGTCTTCGACCATGGGGCACGTCCCAGCCTGGTCTTCAGCACCAACGAGGCGCTGTCCGACGAGTCCTACGCCCGTTGGAAGGAACAGTTCAACGATGAGCACGGTGGCACCGAGAACGCCCACAAGCCGCTGCTGATCGAGGGTGGCTCCGCCTCGCCTTACATGCTGAGTCCGACTGACTTGGACTTCCTCGCCAGCCGCGAGTTCAGCATGAAGGAGATCCTGTCCATGTGGCGCCTCTCCCCCGCGCTGCTCGGCCAGGTGGAGAACGTCAACCGCGCCAACCTTGACGCCGGCATCTACATGAACGGCGTCACCAACGTCGTCCCTCGCATCCGCCAGTTCGTGAAGCAGCTCAATGCGACCTTCGTGAAGCCGTTCGACCCGGCCTTCGAGCTCGACTACGTCAACCCGGTCCCAGAGGACCTGGACGCGAAGCTCAAGGAAGCCACGGACACGGTCAACAAGATCCGCACGATCGACGAGAGCCGCGAGCTTTACGGGCTTGCTCCGCTGCCAGATCACCTGGGCGAGACGCTCTACATGCCCAACCTGAACGTGCCGTTGCCGGATATCGCCGATGGCACCGCGCGGCCAGCACCGGGTTCCACTCCCCCTGCGTCTCCTGAACCGCCGACCAAGTCCCTAGACGGGGTAAAAAAAAACAGCTGACTAAGGAAGAGGGTGAGGCCACGCCTGTCGGTCCGACGCCGGAGCAGCGGATCGCCGCCGGCAATGCCAAGAAGGCCAAGTACGACCAGGCGGCAAGCGTCTTCGAGCAACAGATGATCACCGTGATGGCGGCACAGTTCAACGCTCAGAGGCTGGAGATCCTGGCGCACTTGGACACCGCGCGCATCGGCAGCAAGAGCTACACCCGCAAGGACTGGCTCCAAGATTTGCTGGACTGGGCTCAGGCCACACAGGACTTCAAGGCGGCCATCCAGCCGATCGTCCATGCCACGCTGCTTCAGGCGGGTCAAGACGCCACAGCGGACCTCGCTCTCGAGCTCACGATGTTCGATCCCTTCACGCCGGCCATCGTCGAGTATTTCCAGAGCCGCAGCATGAAGATCGCCAAGGACGTCACCGACGAGACCGAGAAGCAGCTCCGGGCTTCGCTGAGCGAAGGGGTCCTCGAAGGCGAGAGCAGCTATCAGCTGGCGGCCCGCGTGGAGAGTGTCATGGGAAGCGCCAGCACCATGCGCGCAGATCGAATCGCCCGGACCGAGGTCAGTCGAGCGCAGGGCTACGGCGACATCCAGGCTTGGAGTCAGAGCGGGATCGTCAGTGGCAAGGAATTTTATACGGCTGAGGATGAATTTGTTTGTCTCTGGTGCTCGTCAATGGATCATACGATCGTAGATGTTAACCAGACTTCTTCAGCAAGGGAGACTCGCTAACCGTAGGCGGCAAGACTATGCACTTCAACTATGACGATATATCTAGTGCGAATATGCATGTGAACTGCCGTTGCACATTACTGCCGATGCGATCATAATATCGAGTGAATGCACGACTGCCTTAATTGCACCAAACATTTTAAGCAACGCGACCCGCGCAACACCGGGAAGTATTGCTCACGCGCCTGTATGGTGATTTATCGGCGTGCGCATGGAGCAACGCGCACCGTGATCCGGAACGGCCAGCGCCGAGTGATTTGGGATCTCTCCTGCATCCATTGCGGCCAGGCAGTCGAAGCAGTCCGTAAATCTGCCAAATACTGCGGTTCGACCTGTCAGCTCAACCATGAATATCAGACGGGAGAGAGAGACCGCGCCACGACCACGCTTGCGGCCCATGCGGCCATCAAACTGTCGGGATTTCCGTCGCGCAAGGGCAAGCCAATAGCTCAGCTGCGTAATCCAATAGTATGGGCGAAAGTTTCGAAGACGAAAACCGGCAGGCAGGTGCCTCTTCTTCAAGGTAGTAATCACTGGGCATGGAGAGGCGGCGTCGACAAATCTGTCTGGAAGACGCCTGGTTATCAACAGTGGCGCAAAGCAGTGATGCGCCGAGATAAGTACACATGCGTGCAGTGCGGAGACGCTAGGGGTGGCAACCTCGAAGCTGACCACATTAAGCCTCGTTATCTCTTCCCGGAACTGACCTTGGACCTTGATAACGGTCGAACGCTGTGCAAACCGTGCCACAGGAAAACTTCAACATACGGCACAAAGGTGAGAATGATGTCTCGCGAATATTTCTTGTAAAACTAATCGCATTGATTTATTGTTTAGGTAAGCAATATTAGCTTTAATCGAGGATCGTCATGCAGAAACCAGGAACACCATCAACCACAATCGTGCCGGCTGGCACCGTAGCAACGGCAACTAACACGCCCGCCACCGTCGTCAACGCCGGCAACTATGGCAATGCGGTCGCCTATCTGAACGTATCCGCCGCGTCCGGCACCACGCCGAGCATGACGGTGAAGTTCCAGGATGGCCCAACCAAGACAGGCCCGTTCGTCGACATTCCAAGTGGCGCTTTCACCGCGGTCACCACTACCGGCACATCCCGCGTGGCGCTCTCCAACGTTGGCCCCTACATCCAGGCTGTCGAGACCATCACCGGCACGACGCCGAGCTTCACCCACAGCCTGACAATCTGCGGCATCGGCGGCTAGGTCAGAGCTGATGTCCCGCAAGCTGATCCACAAGCTGTTCAACACCAAAGCCTCCTCGGTTGACGAGGAGGCCAAGAGCGTCACGTTCGTGATCAGCACCAACGACGAGGACCGCTACGGCGAGGTCGTCGATCAGAAGAGCTGGGACTTCAAGAGCTACCTCAAGAACCCGCTCGTGCTGTGGGGCCACGATCCCAGCGAGCCAGAGAACGTCCTCGGCACAGCCAGCAGCCTGCAGGTCGCCAACGACGGCAGCGAGACCACCGCGGTGCTGACCTTCAACACCGACATCAACCCCAAGGCCGACCTGGTCTTCAACCAGATCCGCAAGGGCACCCTCCGCACCGTCTCAGTTGGCTTCATCAACCACACCTTCAACGTCGAGAAGGACGTGCCTGTCCTGTCAGACAACGAGCTCCTGGAGATCAGCGTCGTGCCGATCCCAGCCAACTCCGGCGCAGTCGCCCTTGGCCTGAAGGCCGGCGAGATCAACCGCAAAGACGCCAAGTGGCTCATGGACAGCATGCGCAAGGAAGCCGACCTCATGGAGGAGCAGTACAACGCCACCAAGCCAGTAACGAAGGAGAAAACCATGACCGATGAACAAGCCCAAGCAGTGATCGACGGGATGGCCAAGCTCACCGAGCAGGTCGCGACCCTGACTACCGAGAACCAGGCGCTCCGCGACGAGGTCGCCGCGCTGAAGCCGGCCGAAGAGACCGAACAGGAGAAGGCCGCCCGCGAGGCACAGGAAGCCAAAGATGCCGAGGAAGCCGCGGCAAAGGCTGAAGCTGACAAGAAGGCAGCCGACGAAGAGGCAGCGCGCAAGGCCGAAGAAGACGCGAAGGACCCAGCTAAAGGCGGCGAAGACGACCAGCCTGGTGCCGGTGAAACTGACGCGATCGACGACGACGCCGAGCTGACCCCTGAACTCCAGGAGAAGATCGACGCGGAACTCGAAGCCGCAAACGCCTAATCACTAACCCGAGCCCACGATGGTCTCTTAATCATTCACCTTAGGAGGTGGTATGACAGTCAAAGAATACACAGAGCAGAAGCTCAAGGAACTCAAGAAGTTCGACGCGAAAAACCACGTCGTCCAAGACAAAGAAAAACAATCAAGCGAAGAAAAAGAGCTGGTCAAGCAGTTTTACAACGCGATCAAGTCCAAGGACTTCCGCAAGATGGAAGAGGTCAATGCCCTCATCCTGAAGGACTACAAGGAGAAAGCCCAGACTGTCGGCACCATCGGCAGCGGCACGGCCGGCGGCATCCTCGTACCAACCAGCGTCTCCGACAGCATCATCGCGAAGATGAACTACATCTCGCCGATGCGCCAGATCGCCACGGTCATCAGCAACATGCCACCCCAGCTGCAGCTCCCGAGCGAGAACAGCATGGTCCAGGCCTACTGGGTCGCTGAGGGCAACGCCCCGACCGAAAGCGGAGAGATCTTCGACCCCAACCTGCTGACGCCATACAAGGCCGCTGCGCTCGACAGCTTCACCTCTGAGGTGATTGCCGACGCCGCCACCAACCCGAGCATCCAGGCCTTCGTCGAGAGCCGCTTCGCCATCGCGCTAGCCCTGCTTGAGAACGCCGCCTTCGTCAACGGCGACGGATCCGGCAAGCCATACGGCTTCCGCTCCAGCGCCATCACCCCGAACTCGATCGCCCAGCAAGGCGACACGATCGGCTACACCGACGTCACCAACCTCAAGTACTCGCTGAAGACCGGCTACCGAGCCAGCGCAGTCTTCGTCACCAGCAGCGTCGGCATGCAAGGGCTCGAGAACGTGCGTGACAACTACGGCCGCCCGATCTTCCGCCAAGGACTGACCGAAGCCACTCCGGACAAGCTGTTGAACCGGCCGATCTACCTCGTCGACGAGATCCCGCAGAACCTTGGCACTGGCAGCAGCCAGACCGAGCTGTGGTTCGGCAATTTCGCCAACTACTTCATCGGCGACCGCGGCCCGCTGCGCGTCGACTACGGCACCAACGCCAGCGACTTCGCCAACGACAAGATCAGCCTCCGCGTGCTCAAGCGCGTCGCCGGCCGCCCAGTGATCGGCGAATCCTTTACCAAGCTTACTGGCGTTCAATGATAAGTTGACGGTTGATTAATAATTCTGACTAAGCGATAACAGAACGCAATGCCGAAGAACTATCGCTTAGCCAAACTTAATCAATATAAACAATAATATTAGCAACCTCCAACTCATGTCCTACCGCGATCACCAGTTATTACGCTGGAAGCAAAAGCGGGAGAAGGGCGGCTGGAGATAAGTAACGGAGAAATATCATGTCGAAAACAGTTACCTTCATAGCCGACGTCTACCCATACTGCGTCGGTGACGTCGTCGTCCTGAACGATGACGAGCTGAAGCAGGTGGACAAAGTCGCCAAGGCGCGGAAGCGTCAGGTCTACCAAGTTGGCCCGCAAGCCGAGGTCACCAGCTCCAGCGAGGCGGACCGCCAGGCCGCCGCGCAAGCAGAGGCCAAGAAGGCCGATGCCGAAGCGAAAGCCCAGGCCAAGCTTGCTGCTGAAGAGGCCAAGAAGGCCGATGCTGCTCTCCACAACAGCACATCCGGTACGACAACGCCCGGCACGGCCGCCGGCACGACAGTCAAGACTGCCGACGCCAAATAGCGCCGCTACCGCTGCCACGACGCCGCTCTGGAAATAGGGCGGCGTTTGCATTATCATTAGCCTATACATGAGTCAGCTAATTACTATCGACGACCTCACCGCGTACAGCCCAGACGCGCTGGACTCCGGCCGCGCGCAGCAGGTCGTCGATGCGGTGAATCAGTTCATCGAGACCTACACCAACCGCTGCTGGGGCGAGACCAAGTCCGTCACCGAGCGCTACACCTGGATCGGCACCGTCTGGCTGCGGCACCAAGATGTGGTGGAGGTCAGCGCCGTGACCAGCGGTTGGCCCGGCCAGGCGCAGTCCACCATGGCCGCCACCGGCTACTACCTGAACCCACTCGGGCGGGTGACCTTCTGGAACGTGCCGTTCATCAACTCGTCCCGCTACCGCGACTACCTCGCGATCACCTACGAGTACGGCCAGGAGGACGTCCCGGACGACCTCAAGCTCGCTGCCCTCGCCATCGCGCTCGGCTTCTACAACTACGTCAGCAACGGCGGGCAGGACATCGTCTCCACGCAAGTCGGCAGCTACCGCGTCGAGTTCTCCGGTGCTGTCCGCGGAGCTGGAGTACCTGATCCAGCCAAGAACACCCAAGACGCTAACTGGGCGGTGATCGACTCTTACCGCCAGCGGAGAGCCTGATGCTCCAACTGCTGCACACCTGCGACATCGCGCGTAACGCTAAGGACTCCGGCAGCCACACCAGAACCCTCCAGACGCGCTACCAAGCCGTCCAGAGCCTCTTCCTGCCGCAGAGCGCCCAGACAACCATCTCCAACGGCTTCGAGCTCGGCAGGGCCTACGACGTGTATTTCAGCGCCGGGCAGGACGTGAAGGTCGGCGACGTGCTGAGCCGCAACGGCCAGACGTATTCGGTCAAGGCTGTCCAGCCGTACGAGGTGCCTATCGTCGGCCACGTCCATGTCATGGCGGAGCAGGAGGCATCCTCCTGATGGCTGACCAACCCACATTTCAGATCACGGTGGACGACAGGCTCGTAGAGGCGCTGTTCAACCGTCTTCCCTCCGCCATGGCTACTCGGATCCGCCAGCTGGTTGAGGGAGCGGCGATCGACGTCCAACGTCAGATGCGCATCGTGACTCCGGTTGGAGTGACCGGACAGCTGCGCCGGGCGGTTCGCTACTCGTTCAATGCGGCCACCCTGACGGCCGAGATCGTGCCGGATATCGACTATGCGGCCGACGTGGAGCAGGGCACTCCCCCGCACTACGTGTCAGTCAGCCCCGGCTCGTCGCTGCGTGCCTGGGCGATGCAGAAGGGACTGGACCCCTACGCCATCCAGGCCAAGATCGCCCAGCGCGGTACCCGCAAGCATCCGTTCGTCCAGCCGACCTATGTCCTGATGAAGCCGAAGGTCGAGAACGACATCGCCAACGGCATCACCGCCTTGGTCTCGGAGGCGAATGATGGCCGCGTTTGACAGCATGCCGAAACGGATCAAGAACGCCCTGATGCTGATGCTGGGCGCCATCCAGTACGACACCGGCGCTGGAGCCACGGCGGCCTTCAAGCAGGTGCTGGACAACTCGCGCGGCGTCTTCATCGGCTGGCCGAACGTCCAGGTCTTGCCCGGCAGCATGACCGATGACCGGCAGTCCGTCGACCAGGCCGACATCACCGTCGAGTACATCCTCCGTCTGCGGATCCCGCTGGAAGACACCGACCAGGACCAGTCGTCGGCGTTCGACATGGTGTACGACCTGACCGACCTCATCGTCGACGCGGTAGACAGCGCCGACCAAGACAGCACCCTCGCCGACGGCACCGGCAACCTGGCCTCGCTGCTCGGCAACTTTCTCATGCAAGCCAGCCGCGGCGAGTGGATCGTGTACCCGGCCAATGAAGGCGACATCTTCGTCTGCGATGTCAACGTGCAAATCACATATTCCAAATCATTACATTGAGTGCTATTCTTTTATTATGAAGCGCTCCAACTCAGTAGACGAACAGCCGAAAGCGAAGATCGCTGACGATGTCGTCTCTGACAAGCGCGCGTACTTCGTCCCGGCGCACGGCGTGACAGTGCACGCCTCGACAGCTGAGGAAGCCGGCCAGCTCGCCAAGGCGCGCGCTGATGCACCCAAGAAGAGCCGGAAGGCCATTAAGGCTGGTGAATGAGCGTTGCCCCCTTCCCCGGCAGGCGCGAGTCCTTCGGCGTCGGCAAAGAGACCACGCCCGGCACCGCCGTGGCACCGGCGAGCTGGGTGCCGCACCTCGCCCTGACCCTGGACCAGAAGACCACCCAGATCCAGAACGCCAGCGCGCTCGGCCGTCTTGAAGACGCCAACGACAGCGCCGTCGTCGGCGAGT